CCAAATTGCATTTGCGTATATAGTAATAATTCTATATTATTTACCAGCTATTATTTTTCAAACACACTCACATACTTACTTGAGGCTGTAATATATAATCCTGACTTAAGCTTATACATACTGCCGCTTCCCACCTTGATAGGCCCCTGAACCACAGTAAATACCTCGTTCTTCTTTACTGTTCCTGCTGCCGCAGATACATCCCATGAAGGTGTTTTTCTCACAGTCAGTCCATCAGCTCCATTATATATTACCTTAACATACTTCTGTTTTGCTGGAGTAACAGATGGCGCCTGTGGCTTTGGTGCTGCTGGGGCAACATAGTCAGCAAGTGCATATGCTATCGCATTGCACACATCATCGAATTTATTTTTGTAATTTGATGCATCCGGATCATTTACAAAGCATACCTCTATCAACATAGATTTTGCTTTTGTTCTATGTACTACATACAATCCTGATCCATCCTTTACACCACGATTATTGAATCCCAGTGCCGAGATATGTTCACATACTTCAAGGGCATCCTGGTACTGTCTGCCCTTATAGGTATATACCTCTACTCCTTTTCCCTGTTTTGCCGAGTCATTATTAAAATGAATTGAGATGAACCAGTCAAGGGTATCCTGATTGGCAAGTGCTACAGCCTGTTTAAGATAAGCGGACTGTGATGCAGCCTTATCAATCGTACATGGCACCACTGTTACTCCCATGCTTTTAAAGATTTCTGTAAGCCTCGTTACTACTTTACGTGTTTCCTGTGACTCAACGATTACTCCACTTGTGCCGTATCCCGGTCCTGAAATTGTATGTCCTGCATTTAATCCTATTCTCATTTATTTATCCTCGCTTTCTTTTTGATCTGATCCTGCAAAATGTTCTGTCTGCGATTTGATATTCTTCACTAGCGGCAATAAAAACGATGGTATCTGAATACCAATATCAACCATATTTTCAAGAATTGATATTATTTCATTACATATAATCCATATTGCTACCACGCATGCGATTAAAAATGTAACCGGTATTTTAACACCAATTGTCTGCGATGCATACAGCAATAATTGATCCATGACAGCTCCAACGACTACGAGCAGCCACATAGATACCTTTTTCTTGATCCCTTTGATACTGCGATAAGAACTGATACCTCCGTCCGGTCGGTTCTTTGCTGCCATAAGGCCTGTTGCATAATCGATAATGTTGCATAAGATCATGAGAAGCACTGGTATATATAGTGTTCCCAACAGTGCAGACAAAAACGCTGCCACCACTGTTACTATTGCTTTGATTGTGTTAATGTTTTCCATTGTTTGCTCCTTTCTTTAAATATAAAAGAGCCGGCACCATTTCTGGTATCGGCTCTCAGGCTCTAATGTATCTTTCTTCATCTGTTTTGTTATTTTTAATTATAACACAAATTTAATATAATTTCTCTACTATGTTATCATTTTTCTACATTAAACAATACATTTTCTGTGATTGTTTTTCACGTTTGCTCTTGATACCTCTGCATATATCATAGTTGTTGCAATGTTTACATGTCCTAAAATCTGTTGTACCTCTTCAACAGGCATTCCTCTATCCAGTCCATCAGTTGCCGTTGTGTGCCTGATCAGATGCGGATACAGGCGCCTTCCTATTCCAGATTTTTCACCTAGCACTCTGATACGCTTCTCTATAGCCGGTTTTTTCAACCTGCCATATGGTTTCCTGTCCGATACAAATAATGCCTCTTCGTTGTCATTTCTCGAATCAAGATAGTTTTTTATGGCAATCTCTGACCGGCCATATTATCACCTCCTTGTTTATACCGCCTTTCTAAATACCTCTCGTAACTAATAATGTTCCACCACTTAATCCTGACGGTAATCCTGTCAGCTTTCCTTCAGAAATACCAAGTGTGATGTTTGTTGATGTTGGTGACCCGTAAAATGCTGATTTATAATAGTTTGTGCCATTGAAAGCATACATGGTTGTATTAGTCGAACCACCCCACTGAGATTTTGTAGTCTCGTAAGCGTAACCGTACGCTTTGATTGCACCAGATGTTGTCTTAAAAGATACTGTTGGGTTTGATACGTCTACAAGATACGCTTCACAGTTGTTATTGCCACCTGATGCAGTTGCTTCATATGAGCCCGTCACACCAAGAATAGAAACACCTTTCTTGATATTGGAAGCAATAATCTTTGCCTGTTCTGACTCACTGATAGCAACTTTCCCTGACCCATTGTGATATCCTTGTGGGATTGTATAACTTTCCGATTTATTGCTGATAGATTTGTCGACTGCGCCATTGTTCAGCATAGAACCTGTCAGTTTTCCGTCTTTCCCATAGGCAGTTTTACCAGTTAAGATATCTGGTGCAGTAGCGGTAGCATCTGATGTATCTGTTCCTGAAGAAGTTCCTTCCTGAATCTTGACATAATAGTAACCATCTTTCAGCCCATCATCGGGATAAGCACTTGAATTATCGGAAGAAACATATCCAATGAAGCTTCCTTTTCCTTCTGTATAGGTATTACCGATATCTAATCTGTAATAATTTTTCGTATATCCAGATGGATATGAAAATATATTAGATAATTGATACACAGATTTAGGATGTGTTTCTGCACCTTTTCCTTTGATATAACTAAGTCCGTCACCTAATATAGCTTCTTTTCCTTTCAGCAGAAAATATCCATCATCTGTTGCAATATAGTAACCATATATAAAATCCGAATAATCAGATGGTGCTGTTGTTCCAAGATGCGTTGTTGTAACATCCCATACCTTTCCAATATGCTTTTTCCAGATATATTTACCATCACCGACATCCTCAAGCGTACCAACAATTTTTGCACCAGTTTTATCGTGAGCAATCGCACCACTTATCAATTTTTCTGCGGTAACCGTGTCCTCCGTCAAATCAAGTAATACCTTACCGGCATATTCCACTTTATTTACAGTCATACTCAATTACCCCTAACCAATCGTTACTGTAGTTCCACCGGCAGAGTTTTCTGACTCCACGTAAGGAATCTTTTCGACTGTAACCTGCGACAGATGCGTATATCCAGCATCCGGCATAATGGTCTGCGGTACACTTGACGGAGTGACCGTCTTAGCCTGTGCCTTTACTCCCTCACTACCGCTCATTGTACCTTTTACTCCGAGGATGGTCACACCCTCTCGGATATTATTAGCGGTCAGTTTCTTCTTTTCTGTGGCATCAATCCCAACCTTTCCAGAGCCATCATGGTAGCCCTGTGCAATCACATAGCTGTCTGTCAGAGTCTTGATAGATCCTGTCACAGCTCCATTATTCGGCATCGTGCCGACAAGCTTTGTACCTCTTGCGTAGGCGGTTTTGCCTTTTAAAATCTCCGCAACTGCGACAGTGGCATCATTAGAATCTACGTCAAACGTGCACGTTCCTGTGACCAATTCTCCGTCTTTTCCATGTGCCGTGATACCGCTCAACAGCTTATCCGCAGTCACAGTATCGCCTGTTAAGTCAATCAATGTCTTTCCACCATATACTACTTTATTAATACTCATATTTTACAATTCCTTTCCAATAAATACAGTCTGTCCACCTTCAAGATTTGACACCTCGAAAAATGGAATTTCTTTAATTTTTACATTTTCTGCCAGAAACTTTTGGCGTGTCGCAAGCTCTTGTTTTTCTACTTTTGGCGTGACCGTGTAATCGCCTTTGTAGTACTCCACTCCGGTGTGGTCGGATACAATCTGGAAGTGCTCAAAGTCAACCTTAATCTGCTCATTTCTAGGGCAAAAATCCACGTCCAGTTTTTTGTCAAGCTCGCGAAACGTTACATCAAATCGCATTAAATCACTCCCTCTTTCAGGATTCTACCGATGTATACGCTCATGATATCGGATGCAAGAGCCTCTCCGGCTGTAGTCCGCACTCTTATCTGTATTTCACCCTGTAATCGTGGCTGTTGTTGTAATCTTAGCGTGTCCTCTTGTGTCAGAGTCAGTGATACGGACGTACCGGAGCAATTGCAATCTGACAAGGTTTTTTCTAGCACTGTAGTTCCATTTTGTGCCAACGTAATGTACATTTCCGCAATCAGTGATGTGTCAAACGGCAGTGTAAACTCCAACGTAGGTGTGGTGCCTCTTATCATGCTATCCCTCCTAATATCCGAATCTCGTAATGGCGGCAGCATCTGACCACCAGCCAAACGTATTATTGTCGCCGTATGCTCTTACTTCCACTGTCGCACCGTCCATTCCGTCAGCAATAAAATCATCTGTGTAATTAGTGCTGTAAAACGCCGTGTAGGTTGTATCGTATTCTTTCCACGTTCCATCGGCTTTTGTGATACGCACTTTGTAAGACGTAGCATTTTCTACTTTGTTCCAATTTGCTGAAAAAACTGCATAGTTAAAATATCTTGATGTACTTTTGAAATAAGTAGCATAATTTACTGTTGGTTTTTCAAGAATACACTTCTTGAACCAATTTTTCACTGCGTTACTAATAGCATCTTCTAAAGCACCATCAGGTTGAAAATTAATATCTGGGATTTTAACAGACGGTGGTTTAAGTGGTGGTGTACAAGCTGATACTGGTACAGCACTGGAAAGAGCCAATGTGAATGCACAGATGATAGCTGCTAATTTTCTTCTTTTTCTTTTCATGTCGATTCCTCCTTTAATTGCTTATTGTGCTTATTTTGGTTAGTGCTTGACCGATTGTCCCTCTGTACTCATACCGATACTCATTCTGTAGTCCGCTGTCAGGATAAGCACTACGGTTTGCTGACGTCACATACTCAGATGTGTACCCGACAGAATCTACATGCTGTGCGTTGTAACATTTCATCACGTTCATTTCTATCGTGTTTTTTTCTGTAACAACGTCAAACGTTGCATTGGTTGCAACCTTGAATACGCCGTTATTTCCGGATTCTTGTTTAACGTATTTTCCACGCAGGAAATTCAGCTTTTGATAATCGCTTGAAGCTGTAACATGATACGTCTTTACAGGATCGGCAAGGACGACTTCTCCATTTTCCTCGCTGATTGCATCACTGTAGCTGATTGTAAAATCTGGTTTCATTCCAACAACGTTTGCTGGCCAATTTCCAAGAATTAGTGCTTTTTCTGCGGCCAAATTTGGAATCAGCTTAGAACTAATCTTCTCCCAAACATGCACATTGACAATCTTATTCCGTTCTAATTCAAGATCATTTTCAATTTCTTTCCTTAACTCTTTTTTCAGATCGCTCAGTGCCCGGTCTATCTTGTAGAGTGCTTTCAGATCTGTAATGGTAGTATATATCTTATCAACCAATTCGTCTGTAGTTATATCTCCACCGTCTTTTCTGCGAAAAGATACTCTGTCCTTATATTTATCGCTGTCCTGTGCGTATTGCGTGGTCTGCGTTGTCCATTCTCCGATATCCTCCAGTTGCTGATTCCGGGTTATATAGGTCGTGATCCTCATCTCATAACCTTCCGGGACGGATATTTCTTCCTTTGCGTGACGATCGTATAGTACAGATACCAACTCTTTTTTCGATTCAGTAATCTCTCCTGTACCGCTGTCGATAGAGCCATTAGCGAAAAAACTCATGTCTGCTTTTCTCTCTGTCATTCGTTCTCTTGCTGATGCCATGTGCTCATTCAAGTTTTCCTTTAGTGAACTAACCTGCTCTCTTACAGCGTCACCTGCATTTGGATAAGTCTTTCCGTCTGCGCCTACTCTAATATCAGTTAATTCAGCATCACCTGTAGTTGAACCAGATGGAAGCTTTGCAAGATTGTCAATTCTCTTACGCTCAACATCCAGCTCTGTTTTAGATGCTTTTGTTGAATCGAGCTTATCTATACGTTTTCTTTCAACATCAAGTTCCCCTGTATACTCACCCAATTTGGCTAAAATCTGTTCTATAAGCGTAGATTGCCCCTCTTCATCTTCATCACCAAACCGCATCTTCCCGGTGCATTTTACTATGATGTTAAATGATATCAGCTTGCTATTCCCGTCAATTATCCTTATCTGCATAACGTTCTTGCCCGACAGAAAGAACGTCTCACTTGGTATGATTGTGATTTTGTTTCCGTTGACGTCGGCCAGCGCCTTATTAGGTTCTTCCATTGATGACGTGGATAAGCTGTATACAACTGCTGCCGCTGATGCCGGAATATCATAATCCCTCACATCAAACTCTATTGCTATTGAATTGGTTCCTTCCGTCACCTCTATTGGGGCCTGTAATACATTCTTCGTAACATAGATGTCTCTTTTTATGGTCTGCATTCAAATTCTCCCTTCATTCTCTAAAAGTATTTTTATATCAATGCCTGAAACATTAACAGGCATTTGCTCAAGCCAAATTATCATGCAGGAACAAACCTTACTATGTATCTTCCTGCTGCTGGAACACTCCCAGAATTAAGATAGTCATACCATGCTCTTGCATTCTGCTTTCTCTCATCTTCCTTCTCTGTGCCGGCACGCTCAAAATTTTTAAGGTATGCTGATGCCAGATATTCCGGGGTTTCTGTACTCGTTTTAAATTGAGCCCAGGTTAATTTATATGGTGCCACTGATAACCATTCTCCCGATGACTCCGTCAACTGATCTATCCAATATAACTGTCCTGTTCCATCTCCTATATCGTATCCGTTAGCCTTCGCCCAGTTTGTATACTTGGTTGCCGGAGTCCACTGCACCAGTCCATAGCCACCGGAATAGTTGCCCTCTTTAAGGCTTTGCCACAATCCAGGATTAATGGTTGATTCTCTCTGCATATTTCCAAGCAGGCCTGAGATTGCATTGATTGTCCAGCCTTTATCACTTAGATATGTATAAATTTCTTTTGCATTGCTCTCCATCTCTCCCTGCGTCAAATATTTATTATTACTAATCATGGATAAGCACCCTCTTTCGATTTTCCTCCTATAAGCAGTCCTCCAACATAATTCTCATAAGTTCCATCCGAATACTCTACTGTTCCGGTAAATCCGTTATATCCGTTTACACCGAATGACTGGCAATCAACATATACCTCGCCAGTCTTAAACATTCTAAATAATGCATTTTCAGTACCGATTTTAAAAATTTCATTACTTACTGCAAAAATTCTCCCGACAGTATTACCACTTTTGTCCATGATCTTCATCTCCCCCTCTGAGATCTCTACTCTTCGGCCAAATTCATCACTTCCACAAGTGTATTTACCATTTGTCAGTATTCCATCTTTATCCATGATAGTTAGGATAGCTCCATTACCATCTAATACTTTTATAATGCCTGCTATGTTGTCTATTCCGCCAATGGTCAATGTTCCTCCATATATCCTGTCTGCCAGCATGGTTCCGGCTATAATATAGTCGGCGAAAAAGCCTTTCCCGGTTCCGAATGTACTCCATATCCAGTCTTTTCCATCAGCGGTCCTTTTAGATGCAATTTCAAATCCCATTGAGCCAAGGCACATAGCTCCATATGTAGGTGATTCCGGATCCAAATCCTCAAAGAGCATAGCTCTTACATCCTGTTTCTTTGCTATGTCACGCATTGCATGAAACTGTGTCTTTACCGCATCAAGGATTCCTTTAACCTGAGCTCCAACTACGCTCCCATCATCACGTATTGCACTATCAATACGATTCTGAAGGCTTACCTGATTAGATATATAGTCAAACTGATAATCGCCTAATTTGACTGACGAAATGGTATTGTTCACACAATCCCACTCCAGCTCAATGACTCTGGCATCAGTAACGATGTCAAGCTTCGCATTTCGGCAGTGTACAGTGTCCCCAAGTGATACACTTACAAGCTCCTTGACATCCGAATAAAGCTCTGTATCCTCAATCATAACCATATCAACCTCAATAGTGACTGTTGGCTTGTCTGCTCCCTCTTTCCACTGCTTCTGGCACTGCCTTTCCAGTGCTGCATTCAATTCCTCCTGCGTATGGCAGACGATAATTCCATTGTCTGCATCTCCGTCCTGTGCGTCAGCCTCCATCTTTACATTCTCAAATTTCATGACTTTGTATTTTATAGTCGGGTACTTGTCTATCAAAGGGGAATCCACCCATGGTGTACTTCCATCCATAGTCTGTCCATTATAAGCCTGCGGGATTATTCTGGTGACTACGTTGCGCATATCAACCTCCTCAGACATTCCATTTTCGGCTACGTTCTTGCCATATAGAATCTCAACACCACGGTCACTGCCAGCCTTTTTATCTATGACCACTGTGAAATTATCATAAACAATCTCACCGCCCCATATCTTAAGAAATGAATTTTCATTATCGCTGTTCAACGCTTCAATCAAATTCATTTTTTCATAATATGCTGTATTGATATCCGCGATATTAGATTTTGCAGAATACTTTTTGTTAGGAGCTGTCATTATGTCAAGCGCCTGCTGCCCATTCTTATTAGTCGGTCTGACATCCATAAGAAAACAATCATCTTTTGAATCCATGAAAATAGGCTGCAAATCTGCTGTTATCTCTGATTCACTCTTTTCTTTGTGTGTTATCCTAAAAAGCTGTTCTCCATTGAAAGACGGCATCTTCACCACTGCATTATCCACTATATACTTCCATCTGCCTTCATCGTCCAGAGGATGCTCCAATGTAACTTCCCATGCTCCACTTATTTTTGCATTTACAGTGGCAGATGTTGGAAACAGTGTCATGTTTCCGTTTTTTTCAAAATCTGTATTCTCCGGATTATATATCTGAATCATAAGCACCTCCAATTGGGAATCACTTTGAGTTCTCCCCCGCTGAAACTGATTTCATTTTCACCATTTAGAAGATACATATCCTCATAATTGCCTTTAACCTGTGTATTATTCAGAGTACCATCAGACCTATATGCTATCATTCTGTCAGTATCTATAGTAAGATTCTGACCAACATTCGCTGTCATTGTATTTCCGTTTACGGTCAGAGTGCACATACCTTCCGCTGTAATTTTATATGTCGGATGGCAAGTGAGATACTGATTCCACAGTACATCTTTTATATCATACTCTCTAGTACCATCCACAAGATACTGCAGTCCGTCAAGCGTCTTAAAATTTGCTGTAAAATTTCCGATTCTTTTTGTTGTTCTGCTGCACTCGTCAAGCGTGACATGTGTAACCTTATAGAAGAAATCAGCATCATCAGATATTTTTAGCGTTGAATTGTGTGCCGATAGCCAACTCTGTGCCATTCTCCATCTGTCATGCCATCGTTCTACCGGTCCTATGTAGTTGAATTCAATTTTGATTTCGTTTGCCTTATAGGTGCCATCCCACTTATACAGAGTTCCGTCTCTTCCAGACAGTTTTATTTCTGTCATATTTGCAGATGCTGCCGGAAGAGATATAAGATCTTTAGAATAAATATCAATGGAAGACCCGGTCATTCCGTTATATTCAATATCCTGCATAGCTTATCCTTTCGCTCCCTGTGCGTTCAGCATTTTATTTGATACATTTTTCAGAATCAGGTTGGTTAATGCTGACACCGTTTTTTTGTCTCCAATATAAATGTCGTTCTGACATACCAAAGTCATTTTTTGTATTACATCCGCAATCATTGAGGCTAATACACTGTTATTTGACTCATTTTCTTCTCTCATATAAGATTTCAATAACTCAATTGGTAAAACAGCCTCTTTGCCTGCTTCTCCTCCACCCATAAATGAGTTACCGTTCTGGCCGAAAATTGTCGGTCTGTTCAGGATTGTTCCGTTTGCATACCAATCCACGGAAAATTTAGGTACCTTAAGTGGGGAAAGTGACCACTCTCCACTCGCTTTAAAATGAGGCAACTTTATTTTTGGTAATTTCCAATCGAAATTGAAGAATCCTTTAATCTTATCAATAGCTCCCTTGATAAAATCGGCTACAGCTCCAAATATGGCATTTACACCATCCCTGAACCATTCGCACTTATTATAAAGTGTCACAAAAATGGCTATAAGAGCTGCAACTGCCGCAATAATTATAAGTATTGGATTAGCGGCCATGACTGCATTTACTGCTGCAAAACCAGTTTTTATAGGCCCCAATACAGGTGCAATTTTAGATATAATGCCAATTAGCGACGAAACCCCTCCTGATACCTTGCTTATGATAGAAATCACAGGGCCAACTGCTGCTGCAAGAAGAGCACATTTGATGATCATATTCTGTGTTTCTGGTGACAATGAATTCCATGAATTGATAATGTCCTTAAGAATCGGTGTTACTGTCTGAAGACATTGTGCTAGTATTGGTCCTAATGCATTGCCAAGTTCAAACCCTTCATCCTTTAACTGATTTAATGTGAGTTTGAACTGATCTGCCGGGTCCAACGTTGCATTAAATGTATCACTGACACTTCCAACATTGTCATTCAATGATTTGCCTAGCTCTTCAAAATTCAGTTTTCCTTCCTGGCAGAATTGTGCCAGTGCCGGTCCTGCTTTTGAACCAAACAAATCAATGGCAGCATTGTATGCTTCTGTTGAATTATTCGCGCCTGACATTGTGCTTTGCAAATCTGACAAAGCCTGTTTCATAGATTTGCCTTCTCCAGATGCATTAACAAGAGCTTTTTTTAGGCCAGCCATCACCGTACTTGTATCAACACCTGACGTCTCACACTGACCCAGGAAGATTGCGGCATCTGCAGCTGACATACCAAGTTCCTTTAGGGATGCAGCATTAGATACCATTGAGGATGCAAGTGTGTCCATTGATATACCTGTATCCTGTCCTACTTTATTCATGGTATCAAGAAGTGCCCCTGCATCCTTGGATTCGAGGTTGAATGCCTCCATAACCTTCTGGGTGTTATCAATCGAAGATGATACGTCGGTATCATTAAGCGAAGCGAACTCAACAAACTTTTGTGATAAATCCTCCAGTTCCTGTCCTGTCAGATGAAACCTTGTATTGACTTCTCCAACCGCACTTCCTGCCGTTGCAAAATCTGTCGGAATACTCTTTGCTATGTTTCTTGCAGAAGTCTGCATTTCCTCAAGAGTATCTCCTGTCGCACCGGTTTTTTCGACAATAATATCCATGCCTTCATCAACCTGTTCCCAGGCTGCCATTATTCCGGCGCCTGCCGCTGCAATCGGTGCAGTAACATTTTTGTTTAATGAGCCGCCGACGTTTCCGGTCGCATCGCTAAAATTTTGTACCTTTTTGGAGTAATCCTCTAATGTTGCAGCACCACTTTCAAGCTTTTGGTTTACATCCTCTAGACCACTTTTGTAGTGATTTAGGGTAGCCTGTGCATTATCCAACTGCTGCCTTGTCTTTGATATTGCCTCTTCATCTCTCTTTTCAGCATTCTCCTGTGCTTTAAGTATTTCGTTGAGCCTGTCAACCTTAGCTGTATAGGCTTCTGTCTGATTTTGTAAATACTCCTGAGTTGTCCTGAGTTTCTCCGCTGATGACGTGCTCTTGTCCCATTCCGACTTGGCAAGCTTGAAGGCAGATCTGTTTTCATTTACAGCATTATTTACTTCTGTCAGTGATTTCTTAAAGTCTACGGTACCGTCTACCTTTAATTTAAGCCCTACAGCTTTCATTTCACTGTCTGCCATATATCACACCCACTTTCTTTTTCTCGACCTCCTGCCACACTTCAAGGCACTCATTAAAAAAAATGGGATCCGAGTTAAAAAATTCATTTTCGCTCATACCCATCATTCTTGCAGCTACCATGTATTCAGCCCAGTTTATTTCGATTTCTTCTTTTTTCTCTTCCTGGTCTGTGGCTGATTCTTTTTTGTTGCTTCTTTTTTTTTATATTTATCAACCTTTTTGCCGAATTCGTCAAACAGCTCTCTTATGACCTCTGGATCCATCGGTGTCAAAATGAGTGCTTCGTCTTCATCTACCTTTAGACCGTTAGACCGAAGAATAATATAAATCAGCTTTGCGGCCGCTTCCATGTTCTCATCTTCTGATAGTGCCTCTTTATTGATTACCTTGTCTAATCCATGTTTCTGGATTAGATATAATGTCATAAAATTAACCTTAATCTCCAGCTTTGTGCCATCGGTTAAGGTTATGATTTTCTCGTCCATAGGTTAATTTTCCTTTGCTGTTGCTGTCAATACTGCTGCAAGATCTGCTTTGGTCAGGATAGGCTTGCTGAAGAATTTATCCTCTGTAAGTCCTTCCGGTGCAGATGCACTCTCTACCCTTGCAACAATGTCTCCATCCTCATTGAATGGATATGCTTTGATTTTGATTGTATCTGTCTGCTCGTTTGCCTTCTCCTCAGATGTTGATATATCATCAGAGTTCTCACTTAGCTTGCACTTTGGATACCAGTCGTATCTGTATCCGCCTTTTCTTAATTTGACCACCTTACCATAAGCAAAATATGGTCGTGGTCTGTTTCCACCTGAAAGAATAAGACCATCAGTATCAACATTGTCACCACGTAATTTTGCAAGTGTATCAGCCGGAAATGCAACAATTTCCACCTCGATATCTGTTGAAGTTGTTGTAATATCACTGTCATACACTGCTCCTGACGCGTATGTATCAGTTGGTTCTCCATTTTCCGTGACTTTTACGCTTTTAACTACTTCTGTCTTCTCCACCTCTTCCGCAAATGTGGATGTCCACCTGCCATCTGTATCCATTGTGTTGAAGCACAGATACTGAGCTCCTACAGTCTCCTTCATTGGTGGTCTCTTAGTTTTAATTGCCATAATTGCCTCCTGTTCTATAAATCCAATGCTGCTATCATTTTTTTATAGTATCTTTCTTTGTTCTGTTCAAATAATGGTTTCAAGTGAGCTTTTGCGCTCATTTTTTTCGTGCCGTGCTCAAGCATCGGTCCGTAATACTTGCCCCATCCCACATCTATTCCTGTCTTATCACGCTTATAGCTAAATGAGTCAACCAGATGTGTATATCCCGGAGCTGTGACCTTTCTTCTTGGCTTCGGCAAGCGCAGCAGGTCGTTAACAAACTCCTTTGCTCCCTCCTCTATTGCATCCAGAGCGCTTTTTTCGTCCACTTTTGAAAGATAGCTTCCAAGCATATCCTGAAATTCTTCCATTCCGGAATCTTCAAATGTAATATCATTCATTCATTGTCTCCAGTGAGAAATACGAATGCCAAATTTTATCGTCTGTAATAAATTCATGCAGGATAGTTGGGTGTAGTCCCTTTTTGCGCATCATATCTCTCAGCATTATCAGCTTTTCATTTCTTGGTGTGCGAGAATAAAAGCTCACCTGCCATGTGATTTTATCTTCATAGTTGTCACCTGATGCCATCACATCATCCCATGCTATTTCCCAATAATCAATTCTTGGAAACTTCTTTCCATTATCAAGATCCGATATCCCTTCATTGACCGGACAGCCAGTGGCATGTAACATCTCACTGAGTTCCTGTTTCGTCATCATATACCTCCCTGTCATATGCCGGAGTCTTAAGTGTCAGTTCTGTTTCTTTGAAGCCATCTTTAGTGGTCACGTGAGCCACATTGTATATCTCATGCTGTGCTCCATCTATTACACAGATGCACTTGCTGTTGACCTGCTTATACTGTGGAATACTGATTTTCATTGTAACCTCTATTCCATCTGCAGACAGCTTAGCTCGTGTTGTATCAAATACAGAAAGCTCCCTGTACCAGATATGCATCCCGGTAGATCTTACTTTTTCCACCGGAAAGTCTTGCGAACAATCCTCCTCTATCCTAAGAAGTTCAAGCACACCATCTGTATATTCAGGCATTGCCATCCGCTTCCACCTCCGTCTCCATCTGCCATGTTAAAATCACGCTCGAATAATTATCCATAAACTCACTGACTCTATGGTGATATGCATAATACATATAATTTTTCAACAACATTCTGTAGGTCAGATCATCTGTAATACTACAGCCGGGGTTTAATCCTCCGACTGTACATTCACCTTCCTGTGCCAGAATTGATAACTGGGCATCCGAATAATACGGCGGGATTTGAAACTCTTCCCTCATCTCAATTACAAGTATGGCAAGTTCTTCTTTACTCATTTCCCGCCTCCTGCTTCTATACCTGTTCTGCTGCCTGCTTTACAACTGTTGCCTGTGTTACAGGGAGTACATACTCCTCCAGCTTGGTCACATCAAAGACAACTGCAACGTTGTCATCTACCGCACGACCGTTTGCATAGCATGATGCAATAATGAGATCTGCATTTTCCATAGCCTTTGTCTGGTCATACTCATTGACTCTCACACCTGTTGTTCCCATAGTGTAGTATCCTGCGATTGTAAATGCAGCCTTACCCTTCGGACAATTTGCATCTACGATTTTCTCGATGTCAATGAATGACTTGTTGACATATCCACCTGTGAGCGCTTCTCCATACATGCATGGATCAACATATTCTGCCTCGTCTGACGGATTACAGATAAGATACAGCTTGTCTACAACACGCTTTCCATTATTGGTAAGAGTCTTTCTCACATCTGAGAGTCCTTTAGGGCTGAATTTTTTAATGTTTGTCACAACCGTCTTAGCCTTGTTGGTACCGTCGCTGTTGGATGTTCCAATCTGACGGAAAATACCAATCGGTCCTGTCTTTCCATCTCCATCAAGATATCCCTTTACAAGACCATCCTGCATAGCTTCAGACAGAATTGCCATAAAATAACGGTCAACAAACTCAAGCGAAAGTTCTCTGATTGCCTTTGGAATAACTAAGTAAGCGGTGAGCATGTGAAGGTCAATGTTAAGTGCTGAAATCTCTGTGCTCAGCTCGCCCTTAACTGAGTCTGTAAGAGCTCCCCATACTGCTGCACCTGTATGTGATGCAACGATCCACTTCTTGACATTGGCAGGTGCCATGTTGACAAGATTAAGGATTGGTGATGCTTTCTTGACATCATCAAGTGTTCTGTCAATGATTTCAGTCGGAATGATATCAATCTGATTGGCCGTGATTGACTGCTTGATATCCTTGAAGCCTTCATAGAATTTCTTTTCTTCCTGTGAAAGATTCCTGAGTCCAAGCTGCTTCTTGAAGTCGGCATCATGGCTGGCTCTTTCTGCCTCAGCAACAACCTGATTTACTAAGTCCTCATGCGCTGCCTCCTGGATCATCTCAATAGACTGCATGATAGCTTCAGCTTTCTTCTCTGCCGGAGCATCATTGAGTAACTGCATTACTTTTTCCTGAACTTCTTTGTTGATAGATTCAATCTTCATTGTTTTCCTCCTTAATTGAAAAATGAGCCCCAATCGTTGCTCTTAGGTTTATCTGCTTCTTTATGTGTCAACTGATAAAATTCAGCTAACTGCCTCTCATGTTCGCTCTTGTTACAGAGCTGTTTCTTCAGCGCCTCATTCTCTTTAAGCACCTGCTGCAAAGTGGAATTATCCGGATTTTCCGGTTTATCAAGATTTTCCAGTCCAATTTCATCGATGAAACCATACTCTAATGCCTTCTGTGGTGACAATGTGGTCTCCTTGTGCATCATTTCACGGACTTCATCCTCTGAAATCTTTGCACGCTGCATAAATAAAGCTATGCAGCTCTCCATTGCAACATCCAGATTATCTGCCTCTGCCCTTAAATCTGCTGCATTTCCTGTTACTGTTTCCCACATATCATGAATAATGGCCGTGGTGCCCTGTCCCATTATTCGTTTGTCACACGCCTGTAAAATTGTGAATGCAATAGAATGACACACTCCCATTACTATTCCGGTCTTGTATGAGCCATGCTGCTTGAGCATATTATAAATCGCAGTGCCCTGATCAACGCTTCCGCCATTCGAATTAAAGTAAATCTTAATCTCATCTGTCTCCGGAATGGCGTCCAAAAGTTCTTTGAAATGCTTTGCAGATGTTTCAGAATCTTCATACTGCCATGTTTCCCAGTTAAAAGGACCTGTCTTTTTGATTTCGTCATATATGTAAATTTCATGAACATTGTCCGTCTGCTGGAATCTGTAGATTACATTTTTGTTCTTCATAATTCTGTTCCTTTCTCTTGATTACTGTTTAACGGACAGCTCCGAGATATCCGGATCACCTCCATCTAATCACTTTTAATTGATGTGCCATTGTTACCCTCCTCTCCATAATTTTTAGTCAACGCTCTCGCTTTAGAGAACTCAGTGTTAAGCAAAGGATATCCCACCATTGCTCTGATTTCGTCATACGAGAAGCCAATTCCACGAAGCTTATCAAGATTAACTGCACTATCCACCACATCAACATGTTTAAAGCGTGCCAGCCATACCATTACCTTTTCATTTTTCCTGCTGTAATCATCTTCACCGACTATGTAGGCAGTCAGCGTATCGTTTATAACTTCCGCAACCGGGCCGACAGCATAGGTGATAAATTCATTGGTGGCATCTGACTGCTCTGTGATATTGCCATTAAATACTGCTTCCGGAATGTCAAAGGCATTGGCTGCTTCGTTGTTTATGGCCAAGGCAACCTTGGCAAGCTCCTCCGCTTTTGTGCTCGCATTTATCTGTATATTTTCAAGTGAGACACCTTCCGACTCTGTCATTACCGTCATATCTTCGCTCTCAAGCAGTCTCTTGATTTTCTCTGCATACATGTCCTTGGTGACTATCTTGTCAGTTCCATCAGCCTGCTTTTCCCTGAAGGACTGTGCTGCACCCAGCTTCAGTTTAAATTTTGGCTGATTTGATAGACGAATCATGTAATTAATTGCATTGAGCGTATTGTTGTATTGATTCACAACAGACTCCAGATACACTCTTATCTTTGCATTGTCGTACCGTAAGTGGATCACCTCTGATGACATAAATTTTTTGTATAAACCATACTGTTCTCCTGCACATTCGAGCGTTATGTTGCTGTACATGCGCTCTGACAGCACACTGTTTGACACTTGCCATGCAGACGCTTTGTAATATTTGCCGTTCATCGGGATGATAAGTGCTTCCTGTGTCCATAATAGTTCTCTTATAATCCTTGTCCAGAAATATGTGCCACACTCATGGTCATTTGGCATTACATTGAGTCTGTACTCTATACTGCTTTTCTGTGTGCTGTCTGTCTGAACTATTATGTCCGACTTTGCAATTGCTCTTGCAATCATCATCACAGCTTTTTCAATTGCCAGTTTTGACAGATTAAGCTTTTCCAAGTCAAGTGCAATAACCTCTGCCATAGACTGCATCTCTTTGTTCTTTTTTTGAAACAGAAAATCAAACATTGCTGCCTCCTAAATGTATATTATTTGAACCTCCAGCTCATCTTTGCAAAACATAGCAACATCAAAAGCCATAAATCCATCATTTTTCCTTAATTTCGGTTCAATCTTCCCGAACATCTTGTTTCCAAACTTGTCCTCACTCACGCTTGTATTGTTTGTGTACCAACGCATTATTGCTGATGCTCCAAAATTAATCATGCCCTGACTGAACATAGACTGGATAAATGGTGCAATTATTCCGGTTGCTGATGCGATCTTCCGGATCAGCCGGACTACACCGTTCGGATTCTTACGATCCTCAATCGTAAGGCCCCGTTCTTCGAATGCCATCTTAAACAGAGTGTAACGGTATGTATCCATTGCTATCTTCTTGACATCATATTCAGCACATCCTTCCATGCACCAATCAACTATGCTATTCACATCGATTACAGGTCCCGGTACCACCTCGAAATCATCAAATTCGGTCTGCCCTATGTTCTTAAGCGGGAACTTGATGGAGTCTAAAAAAGGCGATTCTGCACAAATCCATGTGTGTTGTCGCCATATATATTCTCCTGATTCAGTTTTTGTCAAAACTCCCGCCGATGCAAAGTCCCTTATGTCGGCATAATCGATTCCAATTACAGCCGGCTGCCCTTTTGTATCGATTGTCATTCTTGGCTTTTTCAGTTCTAATTCCTCTGTCGTACTGCCCTCATAACATGCACGCAGTACATTCAGCCATGTTGTGACCGTTTCCTCTTCCTTTCGTGCCGATCTGTCCATTCGTTTTGTAATAAATTCCGGTCTCTTTGACGGTATCTTTTTCATTTCAAGATAATCGTGCATTATCTGATTGGCCAGAATCGGCATATACTCCATTGATGGGTTGGCTTTGTGCCATGCATCAGGAATATCAACCTCTTTCATGCTGTCAATTTCGCAAATGAATGGATAATATCCCAGTGGATTTTCACCGGTCTCAAGGATTTCAGCGCACATTGATGAAATCTCATCCAACGGACCGTCTCTGACGTAGCCATCTGTGGTGATAATAAACTCTCTGGAATGTTTGACTTTTCCGAATGAAGACTCAAACACATTTATCTGATCATAATTCTCGTAAGCATGAATCTCATTGAGCACCAGGCATCCGGTTTTCTTGCCGTCTTTGGTTTTGGCATTTGAAGTGTTATATTTCATTTCAGAGCCTGTTGCAAGGTTCGTAATCAGCTCCTTTGTTACTGAAAATTTTCCTTTGAACTTTGCATTTTCGTGGAGCATGTCATAGGCAACCTTGAAAGTGTCCTTGACCTGGTCTTCTGAATTGGCCACAATCTCAACATGATAATTTCTGACACCATACAGAGGTGTCTGCATAAAATTTGCCAAGGGAACAATGAAGCCGTCCTTTCCGTTTCCACGTCCTTCTTTGATGAAAAACTTTGGGAATACCGGAATATCGTCTTTGTACATGAATACAAACGCGTATATGAACTTCTGGTATGGAAAAAGCTCATAATAATTTACTTTGCAGTATTCGAGACAATTCTCATAGGTCTCTTTATCGAAAAAAATATCATTTCGCTTAAGTAATGGCTTTACAATGTTCTTGATAAGCTGTTTTCGTTTTTTGTTTACCCACTTCGGATGTTCTTTGACATATTTGAGATAATCATCAATTTCCTTACAGATAACCATCTGTTGCTTTTTCCGGTTCAGGTACCGGATCCTTGAGTCTCAGATCAGCTAAAATCTTGAGCATAGTTGCTGTTGTTTTTTGCAGATTGACAACAGAATCATTTGTTTTCTCGACTACAACTCCATTTCTATTAATGGTCTTGTATCTGAGTCCTTTGGACTTGATATCACTAATCAGCTTCTTTTTCAGTGACCAGTAATATACATAATCGTCAATCATGTCTTTGTAAAACTCTGCATTCATTCCCCGAAGCTCCAACTGCTTGACCAGAGAATCTCTTATTTCCGTTTTTGTCAATCCGCTCACCTCCCTTTTTCTCAAAATATGTCTGTTTTTTGTGTATAATTTGCATATTTTTTAACGGTTTTCATTAAAAAAATAACTGTATTTTTGTGTTCTCCAAAAAAATTCTTCTTAAAGTAATTTTTGAAATTGGTACCCCTTGCCCTTTTCACGCGAGATTTCAAAATTTTTCCGGAGTCATGTCCACATGCCCGTTCGCCATTCAAGAAAATTTCGCAAAAATTGACCGGGGGGTATTACCAACGCTCCCGGCTCGCAAGTTTCTTTTTTCTTTTGAACTTGTGAGGCACTCTGCCATGTCTGATGTTGTGACAACGAACGCACAGACTAATAAGATTGTCATTATCCAGTGCAAGCTCCGGATGCTCCTTCAGTTCATGTATGTGATGTACCTGCTCCGCCCTTGCTATCTTCTTTTCTTTCTCCGGCAGCCATTTTCCTTCTGCCACAGCCTTTTGGATTCTTGCCCTGCAGTCCTGACACTCAAAGCGATCCCGCTTTAATATCTCTATTCTTTTGGCTTGCCATGCCTTACTGTCATAAAACTTTTTTGCTTCTGTATCTGTCATTATTCCAAAATAAAAAGGACCGGCCCTTTTGCCAATCCTTTATGCTTACACTATATCACACATCAAACGGACAAAACGGACAACTTTATTTATTTTCTTTCTGAGACTGCTGCAGATATCTGTCATGTTGCTTTCGCGCGCTCTCGGCTGTAATGCCTATCTTCTGTGCCACTGTGTTCCAAGAATAGCACCTGACATGACGATACAGCATAATCTGTCGAATGACTGTGTCGTCTATTGATATAATCCATGAGATAATTCTGTCCTGCTGCTGATTGAGCTGTCTCTTCTTGACTTCAATCAGCTCTCTTACGCTCACAGCCTCAATTGCCAAGTCTGCCATCGGGTCACTGCTTCCAGTGCCCGGAGTGAATGGCAAGCCTGTAATCTGCATTGCTTTTCCTTCTGCTTTGCTTTCAATCAGCTCCAGTTGTTCTTCCCACATCTTGATTTCTTTTTTGATGTAATATACGCTTGTTAATTCTACCTTCGTCATTTGTCACTCCTCAATTCCGAACCATGCGAGCATAGATATAAAATGCTGCATTGATACCGTTATACTTAACCTCCGCATCCAGAAACTTGTAGCCCGGATATGCTTTAGCGAGCTCTGCCTCTAATACTGTGTGGTCTTTGGCCATCTTCTCAACGCGGCGCTTCTTGAACTTGCTATAGCTCTTTGTCGGCTCCGGTGGCTTCTTTAAATTTCTTGAGCTCACCCACCGCTTAGTACCGTGTGGATTTCTTGATATATATTCTCCTAAACCTGTGATGAGAAAATCATCATCAGGTGATATTCTTCGTGTGTTGGGTCTGTCGCATTTATTCCAGAGCAATTCCAGTTCGTCTCTGTCCATGCCGTCTCCGGTCATGAGAATGTGAAAGTGTGGTCTCACATACCCATCAAATGCGAGCACATATATGTACTTGATATTTTCCAGTCCTTTTCTTTTTCTCCGGTAATTTATCTTTGCTATAAAATTCTTGATATCTTTTCTTGCTCTCTCTTCATCTGCCGGAAGCTTGTCATCATTCCACCCGAACGTGCACCATAAGTCTCCTTTTCCAAAGTTGATATTCCCGAGTCTTATCAGATACCGTCTTGCATTTTTATCGTTCAGATTTCTTTGAGCTTTGCTTGATGGTTTCTTCTTGGTCTTTGGCATGTCACTGAGCCTTGGGTAGCTCGGGTATATCTGAGCTTCAAGGAGAGTGGTCTGTGACTTTATGTTGGTGCACTTCGTGGTGGCTGTTCTGTACAGGCAGTTGACCTTGCCCTCTTTGAGGAGCTTCTCAAGCCTCTCCTCCTCGGTGTCATCTATGTATTTTTTAAAAGCCTCTTCGTAGTCGTAGCTGTCGTATCTTCTCATACTGTGTACTCTTAAATATAAAAATCCCTCATATGTTAATACCCATTACAAGGACGATAAAGAATTTTTATCTACTATATTATGGGTTTACTGCTGCCTCTGTGCCGCTCTCATCTTTCTGTTATATTCGGCCTGATACAGCAGCTTTTTGTCTGTTGTCAGAACGACTCGTTTAAGAGTTGTCTCATACTTTTTTAATTTTTCGCACGTCTGTTCCCATTCTTTCCATGTTTCTTTTTTCACGCTATCTTTTTTCATGATTTTTCCTTTCCTCTATATATGTAGAGACACAGCCTGCTTGTGCAAGCTGTGTATACATGTCTTATAGTATTTACAGGCCGGTGTGCAGTCGATAGAATCAAATTCACACTTTTTGGGTTTTATTGGTTTCAAGTCACTCAATATTCTGCTTTTCAACTGCTGCCTCCTTCGGCTCATATCCCATGCACTTTATCGGTCGGCTTGGTTTGCCGCATTTCTCATAATATTTACAATTCTGACATTCATTTCTGTTCATTGTGTTTCGTCCTATTTGGTTTTGTACTGATGCAAGCGATATATATCTAATTTTGTCCATCTTGGTGGGTTCAGTTCTTCCGAATACCAGTCAATCATATTGGGGTAGTTTCTTTTGCTCCAGTTCTTGTACCATTTGTAAAGCGCGTACCATGCCATGCTACTTTTCCTTTTCTTTCTGAAGCTTATCGTATTCCCTAAGCAATAACAGCCCTATTACAAACTCTGTTGTTCCAATCATAGTGAACGTTAAGAGCATCCCATATACTATTAAATCTATTCCTGACATATTATTCTCCTATTCTGCTTCTGACCGAAGCCATTCTTCCCACTTGCTGTGTTCTTCTTTGCTCGGAAATTCATGTTCCATCCGCTGATAATCTGATTCTACTCTGCAAAGAAACTCTGCTAACTCTTCATCCGGCATATTCCTTATCCTGTCGGCATTGGTCTGTCTCTTTTTCACATTTGATATTCCTGCCAGATAGTCAATGCTAACGTCTAGTGCTCGTGCTATGCTAACTAATATATCGCCTCTAGGTATTCTTTTGCGTCTGATGTAACAAGACATAGCTGATTTGGTAATACCAACTTTGCTTGCTAATTTTGTTTGTGTAAGTCCTTTTTCTTTTCTCACTTGTTCTAATCGAGATACGAAAATCTCTGTTGTTTCATTCATCTTAATGCCCTCCACGCATCAGTAGATTTATTTATATTCCACCCATGAGGCTCTTTTTCATTTACCAGGCACAAAATCTTTTCGCTTTCAATTTTCCCAAAAGGACAAGTTGGGCAATTGTTATCCTCGCACACTGTCTTAATGATTTTTAGCGCAGTCAGAATACTTTTTGCCTCGACCACTACTCCGTCAACTTCTTTTTTCATTCTTTCCACCTCTCAATTTATATGGTTTGTATTCACATTTTTCATTTCTTTTCCTGCAATAAACATAATCGTCATCATTTTTCGTATAACAGTGTTGACAAGTTCTGCATTTTTCGAAGAAATTTTCATCTTCCATTTATTCTTCTTTCCATAATTGTTATCTTGTTACGATAAATGTATTTATTAAGTCGTATGGGATATTGTATTCTCCGCTTTCAACTCCAAATCTGACATAATATGTAAGCAATCCATTTTTCTTTTCATAATAATCACAGTAATGTTCTTCTGTTCTTCCATCACGAAAGAAAATTTTAATCATATAACCACTTGTCATGTCATCCTCCTGAGGTAAAGGGAGCTGGGTAAGAGCTCCCTTGTGTATAAATGGCTTACAAATCAGTTCTCGTGATATAAATTAATTCGCATGCCCGGTTTCTTTCGCACTTCTGCAGGTGTTTCAACCTATAGTTCGTAGTGAGGCGTCTCTACCCAGTAGAAATCTACTCCCGAGAGGAGCCTTAAGACCTCAAGCTCCGGCTTGTAGGCGGGACTCGTGAAGCATATCCCGACTGCCATCTCGTCATTACATGACACGAGCCAGTCTCCGTGCACTGCGAAGGTGCTTGGTGGATTTTCGTCATCGCGGCACTTATATGGGTTGACCATGGCCAAGCGCGCGTCGTTGATGAGGCGTGCTCCGCCCGGTGTCTTTACTACCGTCATCATATTATCGTTCTGCATGATCTTAATCGGTGAGATTAGTGCTTCCTTTGTATCCTCCGCCATGTCCCACAGGAGTGGTTTTCTTTCCGTTTCAAACTGTGGGTCGTGTCCTTTCTGGTATGTCATGAACTCGCCCTTTTCCGGTGCAAGACCGCATGTCTTGATTACGGTACCTAAAAATTCCTTTGTGATTTTTGTGTTGTCGGCTTCTATTATCCAGCCGGTACCGTTTAGGATGTACATGCCTTTCTCTGTGAGACCGAACTTGACGCCCCACGTTTTGTAATCAGTTTTTAAAATTTTTTCTAGTTTTGCGCAATCTATAAACATTCCTTCCCTCCTATTCCTGCGATATAAAACATGTCCTGATGCAGGATACATGTCTTGAGTCCGTGTCTCTTAACAACTGTGAAGTATTTCATTACAGCAACTATCTCAAGCGTTTCTTTGCCTGTAGGCTCATCATCCTCACGCCCGCGCTGATCTGCTCTTATTCTGCGATAATCTACGCTAACGGTTCTCTTGCCCTGCAGGTGGTCTATAACCTGCTGCCTTATCTGTTCAATAGACAGCCCTCCTATCGGTTCTCGTGCTGCTCTGTTGAGGTCCTGTGCGAATGCATTACTTTTACTCATTTTCTGCCTCCTAACTTTGTGCTTTTCCATATCTGTCAACCTCGTCTCTGAGCCATTGTCTGATTTTTTCCGGAAAAATTAAATCTGATGCCAATAAGTGGCCACTGTGATGCTCCTCTGCTATGTAATCAGCCAATTTCGCCACCGTAAGAGTGTTCATATATTCTCTTCTTGTCATGCATACTTCTATGGCTTCTGTCTCCGGCTTTTCGTTCTCTATCTTCGGCTCATTTTCCTCTATGCTTTGGGCTTCATTTTCTTTCTTTTCGATGCTCTCAGGCTCTGATTTTTCAAGGATTTCCGCGGATTTTTGCGCCGGCGCAATTTGCTCTCCAAGGCTCTTTTCTCCTGCCTGTTCCTCGGACCTGTCTGCAGGCTCTCTATTATCCTCTCTGCAGTCTGTATCTCTGTCGGTGGAATCATCCTTTTGCTCTTCTCCTGCTCCAGGAGCCGGCTCATTATCTGCCACGCTTCCCGATTCAGTCTCTTCGACCTCATCCGTGCCAGTTTCTCCAACTGCTGCATCGTCATCCTCTGACTCAGGAGTTTCTGCTGTAATATGCTCTCCTGTCGGCTCATTTTCCTGTACTTCATCTTCTCCTCCAAAATGGTTCTGCCACGTTCTAGTGCCTGCTGCATCCTCATCAAAGATAGAGCACATAAGCTTGTAAAATTCCCACCATGACATATTTTTTGGTGTGTCTCCAAACTTCTTGATTGTGACGCGATTCTCGTACATCATCATAAAGTAAAGACCTTTTTTGAATGAACGGTTTCCGGCCGGATTTACAATTTCTGCAAATCGGCTCATTGACTCCTCATCAAACTCGTTTGAGTACACCTCATTGAGAATATCCTTGTTCTCCTCGAAGAATTTCTCTATCAGCTGGCTAGTATCATCTGCCACGCCTGCTGCAGGCTCGGTCTTGTTGAATCTCTTTAGCTCTCTTATGTCCTCTCTTGATGCCTCAGGCTGTATCATCTGCCTGTCAGAGTCGGGGAGCTTGAGCATTTCCTCAAGCTGGCTTCTTCCAAGGTCCGTATACTCCGGCCTCAAGTGTTCCGAATATCCATCAATCGAGTATTCGCGGTTGATACTCATAAATCGGCTTGTTGTGGATGCCTCAAGCCCATACTCAGCCTTAGCAAATTCTGCTATGCTCTTATAGCCATCGTTTTCATAAAGCCTTTGGTCGTCAATCTGTCTGAGTGCATAGCCTATTCTCACGAAGCTCTGCTTCACTCCTATAAGCTCCTGCCTCAGTTTCTGTTTCATCTGCACCCAGTCATCGAGTGTCATCTGTATATATTCCATATTTGCTTCTTATGCTATATTTGCTATTGGTACCGTGATTCGTGCCTGATGTCTGCGTTTCACGCTTTGTTTGAATTTTTCCAGCACCTTGCTGATAGCTGTTTTGTCCGGCTGACGGTCAAACTCTGAATAATATTGTAGGATACGATCATCTTTCATGCTGATTTCCACGGTGTAATATGCCTTTTCCAGATTCTCTTTTTTTCGGAGAAATAGAATCCAGCTTTCCCCTGCTGCCATTTTTTTCATGTAATGGTCACCTCTACCCACGCAATGATGGAGTGTCCGTCCCTCAATCATCAATTCCTTGCAGGATCCGGCCGGAATAATCATGTATTTATCATTCTCCCAGAAATATCTTTTTGTCTCCGGCAATCGTTCTTTAATCTGCTGATCCAATTTGCTATATCCTTTCAGGCGTTCCTCATCTGCTCGTTTATTCCCAAGTTCGACCAAATAGTCATGTCTTGCCTTCAAATCTTTTGGTAATCTGACAATATCGTCCTCTGTGTTATATCCCTCTTCTTTTGCCATTCTGAGATAATCTCTCCATGTTGTTACCAGCTTTTTTGGAGGAACCGTCTGCTTTTTCATATAGTTGACCATTCTTGTCACACTTTTTAGTTCTTTGAGTATGTCCTTGCACTCATAGACTCTCAGATTTTTGTTTGTTAAATACTGTAATGCCTCTTGCGGGATTTTTACTTCCTCCAGTTCTTCATACTGCAGCCAGTCCAATGTGCACAGCCCGCCGTCCAGTTGTTTCATTCTGCTGACTCTGTTTCCGTCTAACTGCAACGCCCCTTGTAGGCTTTGTGCGTATGTACATATCTCGTCCGGGTCTCCCCACCAGCCATAATCATCAGTAATTTCTGCTGTCAATCTGCTTAATCCCGCCTTGGCCAGGTATTCCAGATATGGTTTATTGTGAAATGAGGTTATGAATTTATTGACATTGAACTTTCTTCCCTTATTGGCCAGCACGTCCATTCCGCTCAATTCCAGTTCTCCGGCCGGCAAAACCTCCTGCAAATTTCCCGGATATAGATACGATGATAAAAACCTTTTATTTTGCGGATTTCTATCCCAGAAATCCTGTTCCAACTCATCCGCCTCCGGTATCGTTCCATACCAAACTTTCCCCTAGCACTTTCCTTTTGGTATGATTACTCTTATCTGCTCAAACAGCTGTATTTCTTTCCCTTCTGCTGACCATTTGCATACTGCTTTGAATTGGCGTTCCACCCACTGCCTGCCGTATTTCTGTAATATAACAACCGGGGCTGTCCTCGTCTTTTCCTGCTGTCTGCTGTTTGCTGTTACTGATTGGCCACACTTTGGGCAGATGGTCTTTTCTCCGTGTTTCCATCCTTTCTTTTTCAAACTGCTGCATCCGCAAGCTGTACAGGTATACGCTGTTCTTTTCCCTGTTTTCTTGATAAATAGTATGTGCCCCGGGAAAATCTCCTGCTCCAACCAGCTTTCTGCACCTTCCGGTACGCAAGGTATATCTGCCATTTGTTGATCTATCCTGTCTATTTTCCGTTCTATTGCTTTCTGTTTCTTTCTGCTGCTTAGATTTTCCTCATAGCCGTCTATGCTCCATATGTCCAGGAAGTCCTGTGCCCTCTCTTTTTCCTCATTTGAGGCCCATGTCATATCTGTTGAACAATAGTAATAATCATTTTTCAGAGGTTCTAAGCCCTCGCATAGTCTGACTACGTTTTTTAACCTGCAGGTGTACCATTTTCCATCTACCCAAGCACTGTGGTTTTCCATGTCTGCAAAATACCGACCTTTTAGGTCTCCTCCGAAAAACAGACTTATCTCCACAGCGCGTTCGCCGTCAATCTCTAATATCTGGCTTGTTGCTACCACTCTGTCCTCACTGTTTTTCTTAGGAATGTTACATGGCTCGCATTTTAAAAATTTTGTTCTTTTCATTTTTTCGTGCCTCCCATGTAGTAGTCAGTGATTATCTTCTTGGCTCTTGCCATGCCCGGGATGCCGAGCGTGACTTTGCTCGCTGATACTCCTGCTGCCTTGATGATATCCTTGTCCACTGCCTGCTGATTCTTGAAGGACCACATCAGGATGGCCGCTATACAGCCCTTCAATGTTTTGCCTTTCTTTCTGACATTGTGAGCTAAAAGCTCATTCTCCATGCACTGGCCTCTTAGGTACTCCACCCAGTCCTCCATAATTTCCTTTGGTTTAAGTTCTTCCGCCTCGACGTCAATCTTGCCGAGTGCCGCCGTGAGCTTATCGCACAGCTCCGGGATTTCTCCGTTGGCGTACAGGTCCACGAAGTCAGCCTGTATTCCATTTTCTTTTGCCACTACCTTGAGGGATTCTATGTCACCCTCGTTAAGCAGGTTTTCTGCAAGCTCATTTATCTCGCTAAACGAATCAAATTCTCCAAACTTATCAAACATATGGTTTCTCCTTTAAAAAACTCCATTTATCGTATTTTCGCTCTGCATCCGTAAAATCCGGATAAAACTCATCCAGATATGCTCTGAACATGCCGAGCATCTCTTTTCTATTTCCACTGTTGCCGTTGTCCAGCATATGATGGTGGTACCGGCATCCGACTGCTCCGTTCTGTCTGATGCCAAGTCCCATGGATGAGCGTGGTATGTAGTGCATTATGTCCATTATGCTTCTCGAAAGGACTTCTGCCGGCGGCATCTTATAGCCTATCTGACAGAATATGCATTTGTAATTGTCGCGCTCCATGATGGCAGTGCGCTCTATTTGTGAAAATTCAAGATATTTTGTATATTTAGGCATATGGATTTTTTCTCTTTTTGTGTTATAATATTTTTATAATTCTTTCTTTTAGTGTTGTTTTTTTATGCAGAGTCCGGTCGGGAAATTAGATTTTCCCGACCGGATTTTTTATGTCTCAATCTGCATGGCATATGGTGTGTCGCTCTGCATGCGCTCATCTACGTCCTGAAGCATGATATCTGTCAGCTCCTTCAATGCCTCAAACATGCTGTCGGTGATGAGTCTCTTATCATGTCTTTCCTTCACTACTCCGATTATGTAGCCGGCTGTGAGTGCAGCTTCCTTTACATCTGCGCTCTCCTCAATCTTTCCGATCATGCCGATGCACTTCTTAAATTCCTTATACTGCTTCATTCCTGCTGTGTGCTTCTTAAATAATTTCATGTTTTTTCTCCTTATGATGCTGCTTTCTGTTCTTTTGCCACCTCTGATGTCATGATTCCGATATCAAGTGGCTTCTCTGTCTTGATTGCAGCGTTTAACTGTTCCACTGTTTCAATTCCGAGTTTTTTTAGCGCCTCTTTTAGTTTGAAATTCGCTCTTTCCATCTTTATCACCTTCCTTTTGCCGGAAATCTTCTTACTAAGTCTCTTGTTGCCATCTGAAATGCCTGTTCTCTCTCGTCTCCTGTGGCTCTGATGACCTCTTGGCCGTTCTGTAGTATCTTGATTGTATGCTCATTATCTTTCTCTCTCAGTGTCATTGAGAGGTGGTACCGCTTCTGTCTTGGATTGAATGTCTCGTAAAACAGATTTACCATTGTCTTCATACTCGTTTTTCCTTTCTATTTCTCTCCCCGGGCTTGCCAGAGCACCGCACGAAATGGATTTATTATGGTTCACAAGAGGATTTGTTGTATATGGGTAGTTTTGCGGTGTTCCGGCAAGCCCGGATGTATTCTTTATTGATTCAGCATGTTCTTGATTTCTGCCTTAAGCTCAATGAGGCCTGCAAAGTATGCTGCTTCTGTTAGGGCTTTTTCTCTCTTGAGTTTCTGATAATTCTCCTCGTTCCAGTCCTCTCTCGTGTTAGTACAGAAGCTGTTGTATTCTTCCTCTTTCTTGCAGTTTGTCTCATCTGCTTTATCTATTTTCTTGAGAATTTTCTCGAGAGTGAGTGATTCTTCCTTTGTCATGGCATTTTCTCCTCTGCATCTTCAAATAAAGCTGGTCTATATGTTTCTTTCGCAATATGCTTCTTTGCCTCGTACCTCGATGTGATGCAGCTTTCCAACTGTGCCATTGCCCGATCAAGCGCTTCCTTTTTCTCTTTGACATTCGCCAGTCTGCCGAGTAGTTCTTTGTCCGAGACTTCTATTTCCAGTCCGATTCTCATTTGCTCTCCTTTTCCTGCATCCTGTCCAGCAACGTTTCTGCCTACAGCACTGCAGTCTTCATCTCTGTTGTATCTACACCAAGCTCTCGCATCTTCTCTTCCAGTGGTACCGGCTCATGGTCTTTCTTGGGGTACTGCTGATATATGCTCTCTGCAGCATGAAGTCCGTACCGGTAATAGCATCTCACCGCCAGCTCAGGTGTGATGATTCCTTTTCCCTGTACAGTGCATTTACTCTTGTCTCTGTAAGTAAAAAATATTTTCCACAT